CCTCCCGAATCGGCTATGCTTTGTTGCTGTGCCGCGCGCTGTGCGCCGGCCAGGCCGCCTTAGCTCAGTCGGCAGAGCGATTCACTCGTAATGAATAGGTCCCGGGTTCGATTCCCGGAGGCGGCCCGCTAATACCCCCATCCGGACCCGGGTGGGGGTCTTCTGTTTCGCCAGTCTTCAGCCACTCCACATCCACATCGCAGGCCACAGCCCACGCGTTCAGGAGCAGCTTATTGATCGGCCGTTTGCCGATCCCTCGCTCGTAATTGCTGATGGTGGAGCGGCCCACGCCGAGGGCGTTGGCGAGGTCGACCTGCTCGAGCCCGGCGACTTCGCGCGCGAGAACAAGTCGGTGCGTTAGGCCGAACTGCGGTCGGCGACGGTCAACAGGCTGAATGCTCATGCGTCCAACCTACGACGCATGCGCTGAATTTGTCAAACGTTGGATTCGTGAATGTGCCCGAGGTTAGTCGTGGGCACGAAGTGAATCACGCGCCCAAAAGTGGGGGGCGCGCATGTTTGACATATGCCCAAGCGTGTGCGTAACTATGACGTATGTCCAAATCAAACCCAGAGCTGATAACGACCAAGGAAGCGTCCGACATCCTCGGTGAGGGCGTTCGTAAGACCATCCGCCGAGTTGAGAGCGGCGCCCTGAAGCCAGCAATGAAGCTGCCAGGGCTGCGCGGCTCCTACCTCTTCGACCGTCCAGATGTCGAGGCGCTCGCCGAGGGTGGTGACGCAGAGTGACTCGCGGCATCGAGATCAGCGGTACGACATCCAGCGGTGAGCGTCGCAGCTGGGTCTTCGAAGACCGCGAGGAAGCTGCGAGCGTGCTCGGCGCCGTGGCAAAGGTGATGGGCTTCAGTGCCCTCGACTCGGTGCTCCGGTCACTGAAAGACGTGAACCTGCCCCGGCTCCTTGTGCTCGATGGCGAGGGGGGTGCCACTGGACATCCAGAGCACGACTTCGCCACGCTCGATGGTGAGCGTTACGAAGCCCTGGGGCTTGCCCTCGAGTTGATCCTCAATCGACTTCGTGATGGTGGACAGGTCGGCATCCTGCTTGATGATGAACTGCTGACCGGCGTAGTGCAGGGTCTTCTTGGCCAAAGCGATACTTCCTCTGCTGATTCGAGCGCGCTGGCTGCAACCGGCGTTGTCTCAGAACGAATCGTAGAGGGGACCACCGACACCACTTCCGCGTCGGTGGTGGGAGAGGGTGGCAGCTTCGGGTCGCTGCCACCCCTCCCCGTTTCAGAACCCGGCGACCCTGGCCTGGAAGTTGATGTCCTCAATGGCCTTCTTGGACGCCTCGGCCGGCAGCTGGTCGATCTTGCGAGCGAGAACGTCGAGCGCCTCCCAGATGGCGCCGATTTCTTTGTCGAGCGGGTTCTCGCTAAGTCCGTTGGCGCTGTCGGTCGCGCCCTGCTCGAGCTGCAGTCGCGAGCGGATGGCGTTGATGTCGTCGGCAGCACTCATGCTGATACTTCTCCTTCGGTTCGGAGCGCCGGTGCTGGACACACTGACGTCTCGGGACGAATCGTAGGGGGAGCCACTGACACCACTTCTCCGTCAGTGGTGGAGGAGGGCGGCAGCTTCGGTTCGCTGCCGCCCTTCCCGGCCTCGCGCTATTGCGCCGTGCACCAGCCACACGGCACGGTCTTCGCTTGCCGGGCGTGTGCCGAGGCTCGCAGCCGCTTCGAAGCCTGGGCACGCTCGTGAGCGCCCCTGTCGCTCGCCGCGCCGTGCTCGGCGCCGCGTGGAGCATCCCGGTCATCGCCCTCGCGGTGGCGGCCCCGGCCGCTGCTGCGTCGACTGACCCGCAGCTGGCCGTGACGTGCGCGGACCCCCGCGCTGGTGTCTTCACGATCATCGGCTCGACGATCGTCATCAAGTACCGCACGGCCCCTGACATCTACGAGGCGAACATCCACTTCGCCAACGGCGGCTCGGTGTCGTTCGGCACGAACTACGGCACCGGCCCGGGCCGTGGCGCGACGACATGGACCATCACACTCCCCGCCGCGCCGGCATGGGTGCAGGTCCACGGCTTCGACGTCCACTACGGCGAGCCGACCTGCCCCGTTCCGGCCGGGATCGGCGGTGCACGATGACCTACCCCCGCCCCCGCCCGCCCGCGCCCGGCAACCCGTCCCAGTGGACTGCGACTCAGCCTCTCGACGACGCGGCGATCGCGCTCAAGAACCTCGCCGGTGCGCTGAACCGGCTGCGCACCGCCCGTCTCGCTGGAGACGAGCCGTTCGCGTCGATCTATCAGTCGGAGATCGGCCTCTATTCGACCCGGTCGGCGGACGCGCTCGAGCGGGTTCTGCAGAGCGACCTCGTCACGCAGCTCCGGCAGCTCGGCGAGGACGCCTCGAATCCCGGGGAGGTCGATCACTCGTTGCGCGAGTCTGGCTCGGCCTCCTCGGTCCCCACCCCTCGCACGCTCGCCGAGTCCGCCACCGAGCGGGCACTCGACACCTTCCGGGGAGGTGTGACGCTGTGACGAACCTCAACTGCAAGCTGACCGCCGTCGAACGCCACGCCGGAAAGGACGTACGCCGCGTCACCATCGACGGCACCGAGTGGTTCGTAGCCGGCGACCTGGTCGCCGCGACGCTTCCGAATGACTCGCTCGTGGAAATGCTGAAGGCGTACGACTCCCCCGTGCAGTGGCGCGGCGAGAAGCTCGTGCCCCGCAACGCTCTCGCGGACATCGGCGCGACGAACGACGCCGCCGCCGCGCTCTGCCTCTACCTCGAGCAGCAGGTGCAACTCGCCGCCATGTACGCCCAAACGCGGAGGACGGCAGCATGATCCGCCGAATCGCTCAAGCCCTGTTCGCGCTGCTGGTCGCCGTCGCGCTCGTGGTGCTCTGGATGCTCGCCCCGGCGATGGTCGACCTCGTGTGGCCTGCCCTCCTCGTCGTGGCCGCCCTGGTCGCAGTGCTGATCATCATGATGAAGCGCGGGGTGACCCGGTGAGCGCCGAGCAGCCGCCCCGGGCGACATGGTCGGAGATCGTCGAGTTCGAACTGCAGCAGACGCACTGCAAGTTCTGCGGCGACGCGATCGTGCGCGAGGAGGACCGAACCCGTTTCGACCGGTGGCCGCACGAGGTCGTGTGCCCCACCTGCGCACCGCTCGCCGAGGCCCACCTCTTCGACGTCGCCACCCTCGAAGCCGAGGACGTGACCTTCCTGCAGCGCCTCGCCATGCGCGCTATCGCCGCCTTCGGCGCCGTGGTGATCGCCGCATCCGTGGTCGTCTTCCTGAGCATCTACGTGTGGCGGTGACCCGTGGAAACCGACGACACCACGCGACAGGTCTGCCCACCTGACCACCGCCACGCCGAGTCCGCCAACTGCTACACGGCGCACTCCTGCCGCTGCGACAACTGCCGAGCCGGGTGCAGCATCCGCACGAACGAGATGCGCCGCGCGAAGGCGTACGGCACCTGGGTTTCGCCCTTCGTGCCGGTCGAGCCCGTGCGCGAGCACATCGAGCACCTGCAGGAATTCGGGATGGGTATCCGCCGCATCTCCGAAATCGCAGGGGTCAGCTACAACGCCGTGCAAGGCCCCGTCTACGGCCGACCGTTGCGCTCGGGCGGGTGGCAGCCGACGAGGAAGATTCGCCGCGAGTCCGCGGAGAAGATCCTCGCCGTCAAGCCGACCCTCGAGAACCTGCGCCTCGGCGCCTACATCCCGGCCCGCGGCGCGCAACGCCGGCTGCAGGCCCTCGCCGTCCGTGGCTGGTCGTTCTCAGAGATCGGCCGCCGCCTCGGCTTTCACCGCTCGAACTTCGCCGACATGTCACAGCGCTACGTGACGGTGCGCAGCCACCTCAAGATCGCCGCACTCTACGACCAGATGTGGAACGAAGCACCCCCGCTTGCCACCCCGATGGAACGCGCCGTCTACGCCCGCACCATCCGCCTCGCCCGCCAGCACCGCTGGCTCCCGCCGCTCGCCTGGGACGACATCGACAACGACACCGAGCCGCCCGTCGCAGACCGGGACACCGAGCCCGACGAGACCGCGATCGACCTCGCCGTGCGCGGCGAAGCAGCAGTGCGACTCACGCACACCGAGAAGTGCATCGCCGTCCGCCGCCTACACGCCGAGCGATTCAGCGACTCCGCGATCGCCGCACGCATCCGCGTCGCCTCGGCAACCGTGATGCGCATCCGTCAGGATCTCGGGCTCGACTCGCTCGAGTACGCCAAGCTGCGAAAGGTCGGTGAGTGGTGATGCCGAAGACCCAGCAGGAACTCGCCATCGAACGCCGCGAAGCCGCCGGCCTGCCGGTTCTGCGCTGCCCGAATTGCGGAGAGTTCGCCGCGCATTGGGAACCCCAGAGCGTCGAGGCGCCTGGTCGTTACGTGTGTGAGGCGCTCGCCGATTCAGCGTCAACGGGGAGTTGACGGCGAAATGGCGATTGAGACCATCCCGTTCCTCCTCGCCGTGGGACGCATGATTCGCGCCGCAGGGCGCCGAGTCGCTCAGGCCGACGAAATCGAACTCGGCCAGCTCTACGCACTCCGAACCGTGCTAGACGAGGCGATCCGCGAAGCCGAAGACGGTCAGCTCGCGTCCGGCCGATCCCTGTCCTACATCGCTTCCGCCACCGGCGTCAGCCGACAAGCCGTTCACGCCCGCCGGGCACGTCAGAAGAAGAGAGCAGCATGAACGAGACCTTGTTCGACGTGCCCATTCAGGGCATTGAGACCGATGAGCGCTTCACCCCGCAATGGGTGTTCGACGCGCTCGCCGAATCCTTCGACCTCGACCCCGCCAGCCCGATCGGCCTTGACACGTTCGTGCCCGCTGCGAGGCGGTACACCCGAGAGGATGACGGGCTCACTTCCCCGTGGGAGGGTTTCGTCTGGCTGAACCCGCCGTTCAGCAACGCCACCCCGTGGGCTGATCGCTTCATCGCTCATCGCGCCGGCATCTGGCTTGGGCCTGTCGCGAACGCGGCCTGGTTCGACCGGATGCTGCGCGCCGCCGACATCATCTGGATGATGCGCGACTTCGCGTTCGTGCACCCCAGCCATGCTGGCAAGCGATCGAGCATGCCCCTCGCCATGGCCGGATTCACCGACCGCGCCGTAACCGCAATCCGACGCGCAGCTCACCGCCAGCCCGGTGCTGGCGTTCTCGTCGTCCGCGACATGAACGGCGCTGTCTGATGACGCTCTCGCTCACCGACCTGTTCGCCGGCGCCGGCGGTTCGTCCACGGGCGCCATCCAGATCCCAGGCGTTCACGTCCGCATTGCGGCGAACCACAACAAGGTCGTCACGGACATTCACAATCTGAACCACCCCACCACCGATCACGCCGTGGTCGATCTGCACCAGGAGCGGCCGAGCTTCTTTCCGAAGACTGACATCCTCTGGGCGTCGCCGGAGTGCACCAAGTGGTCGCAGGCGAGCGGCGCTGCAGCCCCGGCGATCGACGAGGGCCTGTTCGAAGATCCGCTGTCCGACGACGCGAAGACGCGCTCGCGCCTGCTCATGTTCGATGTGCTCCGCTTCATCGAATACCACCGCTACCGGCTGGTGATCGTGGAGAACGTCGTCGACATCGCGACGCAGGCGAAGTACCGCACGGCGTGGACGGTCTGGCGCCAGGAGCTGCGGGCGCTCGGCTACGGGTTCCGGGTGATGTCGGTGAACTCAATGCATGCTCAGGCGTACGGCCTGCCGGCGCCGCAGTCTCGCGATCGCATATACATCGTGGCCTGGCCTGAGCGCGAGAAGTCCCCGGACCTCGACCGCACGGTGCGCCCGCGCGCTTACTGCCCGCGCTGTGATTCGGTCGCGGAAGCCGTGCAGTCCTGGAAGCCGAAGCGCGAGGTCGGCCGCTACCGCCAGGCGTACCTCTACTGCTGCTCGCGCTGCAGCCACGTCGTCGAGCCGTTCTGGCTCCCTGCGATCGAGGCGATCGACTGGTCGATCCCCGGTGAGCGCATCGGCGATCGACTCAAGCCGAAGACCCGCCTCCGCGTCGCCGCCGGCATCGCTCGCTACTGGGGACCACTGGCGATCGAAGCGGCAGGGAACACGTACGACGCAGCCGACCCGAACCACCTCCACTACGGCTCCGCCGACGCCTACTATCGCGCCTGGCCGCTCGAGGATCCGCTCCGGGCGCTCCACACCACGAACTCCAAAGCGCTCGCGATCCCGGTCGAGGGCCGAGAAGGCAAGGAAGCTTGGCCCCTCGAAGGTCCGCTCCGCACACAGACCACTCGCCTCGAGACGGCGCTCGCACAGCACCCATTCATCGCCGAGATGTACGGCACGAGCACCGCCCGATCCGTAACCGAGCCCGCAGGCACCTTCACCGCCGGCGGCAACCACCACGCGCTCGTGCAAGACCCATTCATCCTCGACCGCCGATTCGAATACCGGCCTCGCTCGATCGACGACCCGCTGTCGACGATCACGGCGAACGACACTTCGAAGGCGCTGATCCACCGCCACAACGAGGGCGGCGCCGAGATGACGACGCTCGCTACCGAGTATCTCCGCACCCTGACCACGGGCGGGAACGTGTCGCTCCTACAGTCCAAGCGTGAGGTGACGCCGGCCGACCTGGCCGCCGCGATGGAGATGGTGCCCGAGGTGCTGTTCCGCATGTTCCGCCCCCACGAGGTCGCCGCCGGGATGGCCTTCCCGGCCGACTACAAATGGCAGCCCCCCGACCGTGACAAGCCAGTTTCGAACCGCGCGCTGGTGGCCGCGGCCGGCAACGCAGTCACACCGCCCAACGCGCGTGACCTGATCGGCGTCGGCGCCGAGTCTCTCGGAATGGGAGCCGCAGCATGATCCCAAAGACAGCAATGCTCTACGCCATCTACTGGCCCGACCGCGGCATCCTCAAGGTCGGCCGCGCCTGGCGCATGCACCGCGTCATGAACCTCACCGCCACCGGTGGCCGCGTCGTCGCACTCCTCCGCGACACCCCCGCCACCTACGAGAGAGCGGCGCTCGCCGAAGTGGGCGGCAGCTTCGAGCGGGCCTTCGCCTCGGCTGTGGAGTCGATGAGCATCCTTCCCGGCGGCCGGGGCTTCACCGAGTGCTTCCGAGTGAGCAGAGCCGATCTCGACAGGGCCATCCGAACGATTTGCAGAGGTATAGCGCGCAATGGCAATCAGCCGAAACCGAACAGTGAAGCCGAGGTTCTTCCAGGAGGAGAGCTTTCTGCTGCTCCCGCTCCCCGTGCGGATGAGCTTCCTCGGCCTGATGATGTACGCCGACGACTTCGGGTGCGAGTCAGCGAACCCGGTGCTGCTGGTGTCGGCGCTGTGGCCGCTCGAGGAGTCGGTGACGAAGGCGGCGATCGAGGAGCACCTGGTGATCCTCGACGACAAGGGATACATCCAGCTGTACGACGCCGGCGACCGGATCTATTACTCGGTCGTGGACTGGCCGGGGTGGCAGCGGGTGGACAAGCCGACCGACTCGAGCATCCCTCCCCCGCCGCCTCGCGATTCGCTCGCGAATGCCTCGCGAGTCCCGCGCGACACGCTCGCGGTAGAGGGGAGGGGAGCGCGCGCGGGAGCGGGCGGTCGGGGGGAAGGGGCGGGGTCGGGAGAGGGAACCGCTCGCGACCTCCTCGCGAATCCCTCGGTCTGCGCCGAGCACCAGCCGAACGGCACCACGAAGAACTGCTGGGCCTGCCGCACCGCCCGGCTGAAGCACGAGCGCTGGATGCAAGACCTGATCGACTCCGAAGCCCTGGGCCTCGAGCACGATCCCGGGGAGGAGTGAGCTGATGGCGGAGTTCAGCACCCGGCCCGTGTCCCGCGACGAGTACCACGAGATGATCGCGGACGGCTGGTCGGAGGATCAGCTGTTGGCGAAGGTCATCAAGCTCGCCGAGACGCTTGGCTGGCTCGCCTACCACACCCACGACTCGCGCCGCTCACAAGCCGGCTACCCGGACCTGCACCTAGTGCATCCCGTCTTCGGCCTCTCGCTGTTCCGCGAACTGAAGAAGCAGAAGCGGGCCTATCTCCGGCCCGACCAGAAGGTGTGGCTCGCCGCCCTCGAGAACGCCGGCTTCGACTGCGGCGTCTGGCGGCCACTCGATTACCTCAACGGCAGCATCCGCGCCGAACTCGAACTCACAGCACGAAAGGCACCCTCCGCATGAGCCAGCACACCGTACAGGCCGTCCTCGACGAGGTCCACATCTCCCGCGATGACAGCGACCTCGGCTACACGCCGATGTGGCAGTATATCGCGGCGTCGCGCGGCCGAGCAGCACGGCTATCCGCTGCGTACGAGGCAGGCGAGATCTCGCAGGCACAGTATGTCGCGGCAGTCGACTCGATCTTCGATGTCGGACGAGCGTGTGATGAGGTGATCGCCGAGGCGCTGGCCGGTTACCCGGGGAACCTGCGCCTCGAGCCGCCGGTGATCGTGTCGGCCGCCCGCCACTCGTCGGGGAAGGCTCCGGGCTGGCCCGAGCGGCTCGCGCCGGCCGAGGCCGTGAAGGTCGCAGCGTTCGGACTCGACCGACCGTGAGCGAGCGCATCGAAGAGCAGCGGCAGTGCCGTGCCGGCTGCGTGGTGAAGGGCACCGAGGAGAACGACGAGCCATCGCCGATGCTCGCCACCCACGGCGCCTACTGCGACCGCTGCTTCTCCCGCCTGGCCTACCCGCTGCGCCTTGCCCCAGACCTCGCGGAGCACGTCACCTCCCGCATCCCCGACCGCGGAAACGGAGGCGACGAGTCGCTGGTGAAGACCTCGAACGCGTCAGCACCGATGCCGTTCAACGAGGGTGCGTTCGCTGACGTGAACGGCATGTACGAGACGCTGGTGTACCTCGCCCGCTACTTCGCGAAGCGGCTGCAGCTCACAGCGCCGGAGGCGGCCTCTCATGCGTGGCGCAGCGAGGCCGGTCACGTCAAAGGCCTCCCGTCAAACGTCACCCCGTCAGCGGCCCGCTACCAGACAGCAGCGATCGCGACCTGGCTCGACTCGCACCTGAACGACATCCTCACCGTCCTCGACACCGACGACCTCGAAGGCGTCACAGGACTCCTCAGCAGCATCGCCGCCGTCGGTGCCCGCCACTCGATGAAGATGCGCTCGCACTACTCGCCCATGCCCCACCAGACCGAGTACTGCGACCAGGGCAAGATCGCGCTCTGGCCGCCGCGCCGCGCGGGCGATCGTCGTCTCATCATCTGCGAGGGCTGCGGGAACACCTTCTCCGAGACCTGGTACCTGTCCCTGCTCCGCGACTGGCGAGACGACATCCTCGCCGCCCGCCGCAAGGCGAACCGCGACAAGGCTGCCGCCGCCCGCCGCACCGCCGAGCACCTCGCAGCGAAGTACGCCGGCGACCTCATGCTCACCGCCCCCGCCCTCACGGTCTCCTCGGCCCGCCGACAGCGCGAGTACGACCTCATCCGCGACGCGCTCGCCGAGGCCGCCGACGACATCCCGCCCGCCGGCGTGCTGGTCCGCCATGACGACGGAGCGACCAGCATCACGGTCACCCACACCGTGAAGCCCGGCAAGGTCCGGCACATCTACGAGACAGCGAACGGACACCTCGCGGCCCCTGACGTCCGGATCGGAGAGCACTGATGCACAAGGAGATCGTGCCGGTGAAGTTCACGACCGACAAGCCGAGCCTCTCGCACGCCCGCCGGCCCGGCGAGCGGTTCTCGATCTGCGGCCAATACGTCCGCATCTCGTACCGGTTCCCCGAGTCCCCGGTGCCCGACCGGCCGCTGTGCCGCAAGTGCTCCGAGGGGCTCATGGCCGAGCCGAAGGTCAGCTAATGGCCGAGTCGAAGACGTGCGCGTGGTGCCGTGGCCCCATCCCGGGGACGCTGCGAGCTGACGCGATCTGCTGCTCGGTGCGGTGCCGCCAGGCGCGTCACCGGTTCGTGTCGGGTGTCGGCGTACCCGTCGCGCGTGGCCACGGTGAGTCGCTACGCCTCGCCTACGCCGACCCGCCGTATCCGGGCCTCTCGAAGCGGTACTACGGCGACCACCCTGACTTCGCGGGCGAGGTCGACCACCCCGAGCTGATCCGTAGTCTGTCGACGTACGACGGCTGGGCGCTCTCTACCTCGGCCCGGGCGCTCCCCGAGATTCTCGCGTCGTGCCCACCAGGTGTACGCGTGGCGGCCTGGCACCGGGGTGACCGGCCGACGCGTAGCGCGGGCCCGCTGAGCGCCTGGGAACCTGTCGTCTACTGGGGAGGACGCGTCGCGGTCGACTCGAGCACGCGTAGTGCTGAGCAGCTCGCGGCCGACAGCGACGCGTCGCGACGCGCGGCCGCGGACGCGTCGCGCTCGCCGGCGACCACGACGCGTCGCGCTAGTACTCCTGACGCGTCGCCGAGCGCCGGCGCTCCACGACGCATCGACTCACTGATCTACACGGCCCGCCCCCGCCGCACTGACCCGTTCCGGGTGGTCGGCGCCAAGCCGGCGGTGTTCTGCCGCTGGATCTTCGACCTGCTCGGCGCGCAACCGCACGACGAGTTCACTGACGTCTTCCCGGGCTCGGGTGGCGTCCAGCGCGCATGGGACGTGTTCGCGTCCGGGGCGCTCCTATCGAAAGGCACCTCATGAAACGCATCCTCCCCAGACTCACCACGCTCCTCGGGTGGGTTGCCGTTCTCGCCCTCCTCGCCGCGGCGATCACATCCTTCGTCGTCGGAGATACGTTCACAGGCGCGACGTCTGTCATCTTCCTGCTGGGGCTCGTCATCGTTCTCGTCGTCGAGCGGATCGTAGCTCGGCGTAGTCGCATCGCGCTCGCCGCAGCTGCCCAGATCGCGGAACTCTGGACGGAACTCCGTGCCGTGACCGTCTCGCACGCTCAGGCGCAGGAGTTGCTCGCCTCGGCTGTGGAACTGGGCAAGCTCGGCGTCGCTCCGCGTGACGTGTGGCCCCTCGTTGAGACACACCATGCGATTGCTACCTACGGGCTCGACGCCGAGGACGTGCGCCAGCTCGGCCGAATCCTGAACCGCCGCGAGCTGCTGAGGAGCGGCAAGTGAGCGGGCCGGGCGCGGCCGACTCCCGGCCGCTCACCCGTGAGGAGCTCGCCGCGGCGCTGCGTCCGCTCGAGCGCGCCGGCGACTGGATGCAGACGTTCTCGGGCGCGAAGTTCTACCCGATGGACCCGGCTGTCGAGGACATCCGCGGCGTCGACATCGCCCACTCGCTCGCGCTGCAGTGCCGATACAACGGGCACGTCTCCCGGTTCTACAGCGTGGCCGAGCACTGCGTGCACCTCAGCTTCGCCGTGGCCCCGAAACACGCGCTCTGGGCGCTGCTGCACGACGCCTCCGAGGCCTACGTCGGCGACATGATCCGGCCGCTGAAACGCCACATGCCCGACTATGTCGACGTCGAAGACAGTGTGCAGCTCGCGATCGCCGCGTGGGCCGGCATCCGGTGGCCCATCCCGGAGGCCGTGCTCGACGCTGACACCCGCATCCTCCTCGACGAGCGCGCAGCCCTGTTCCCGACGTCGCAGCGGTGGGCGATCGACGACACCCACCAGCCCCTCGGCGTCGACATCGTCGGTTGGTCGCCGGCGCAGGCGGAAACCCGCTACCTCGCCCGCATGAACGAGCTGCTCGTCGACCGCCTCTTCACCTGAACGACCCGCGGCGCTCGCCGCAGCTGCACCACCTACCCCATGAAGGAGATTCCCCATGACAGTCCAGACCTACGTGACGCCGAAGCTGCGGAACTACGCATCGATCCTCGACGACCAGACGAAGGAGCAGGCGCTCCGAGCGTCGGAGATGCCGTTCATCCACCCGCACCTGGCCCTGATGCCCGACGCCCACCTCGGGAAGGGCGCCACGGTCGGCTCGGTGATTCCGACGCTCGGAGCGATCATGCCGGCGGCGGTCGGTGTCGACATCGGCTGCGGCATGATCGCCGTCCGCACGCAGTTCGTGGAGGCGCAGTTCCGAGCCCTCCTCGGCGGCGACCTCAGCTACCTGCGACGCAGCATCGAGGCCCGCATCCCGCTCTCGGCCGGCAACTACAACACCGAGATCACACCCTCCACCCGTGACCGCATCGGCGCACTCATGACGTTGGCCGTGCGGGCCGGATTCGACCCGCACACCTACGCAGCGAACTGGGAGCTGCAGCTCGGCACGCTCGGCTCGGGGAACCACTTCATCGAGGTCAGCATCGACGAAGACGACCGGGTGTGGCTGTTCCTGCACTCGGGCTCACGGGGCGTCGGCAACAAGCTCGCCCAGCACCACATCACGGTCGCGCAGGAGTACTGCAAGCGCCACTGGATCACCCTCCCGGACCCGGACCTCGCGTATCTCGTCGAGGGCACGGCCGAGTTCGACCGCTACATCGCCGAGCTGCGGTGGGCGCAGGAGTTCGCGCTGCAGAACCGCGAGGAGATGATGGACCGCGTCATCAACCAGGTGGAACTCCTCACCGGTGTCGTGGTCGTCGAGTCGGAGCGGGTGAACTGCCACCACAACTACACCGAGCGTGAGCACCACAACGGGAAGGATGTGTGGCTGTCCCGGAAGGGTGCAATCGACGCTCACGAGGGTGTTCTGGGCCTGATCCCGGGCAGCATGGGCACCCGCTCGTACGTCGTCGAGGGCAAGGGCAACGCGACCGCGCTGCACTCCTCGCCCCACGGCGCCGGCCGCGAGTACTCACGCTCCGCCGCCCGGAAGACGTTCACGCACGAGCAGCTCCGCGAGGCGATGGTCGGCATCGAGTACCGCGACACCTCCGCATTCATCGACGAGATCCCGCAGGCCTACAAGCCGATCGACGTCGTGATGGAAGACGCCGCCGACCTCGTCAGCATCCGCCACACCCTCCGCCAGATCATCAACGTGAAGGGCGACTGACCATGAGCACCTCTCGCAGAATGCGCGGCTCGAAGCCCATCGTCGCCGCGGCGATCGCCCCGTTCGTTCTCGTCGCCCTGGTGCTCGGCGCCTGGCTGACGCTGTGGCAGACGAGCACCGCCGAGCACACCTGCACAGTGGAGTCGAAGGACCGCACCGTGCAGATCACCGTCACGGACGGCTCGGGTCAGTCCCGAAGCGACATGCGTGTCTACACCGACTGTGGTGTGTTCGCCGTCTCTGACGACCTGCTGCGCCTGAACTTCACAAGCGCCGACACCTACTCGGCGATGCGTGAGGGTGAGCAGCTCACCTTCACCTCGGTTGGATGGCGCGCCCCGTTCCTCTCGATCTTCCCGAACATCGTCGAGGTGGCACGGTGACCGGGATCGTCTTCCTCGTCACGCTCGTCGCCCTCGTGGTGGTCGTGGCTGGCGCTCTGATGCTGCACGACCGCCACGAGCGGAACCGCAGGCGCCAGGCCGCCGGCACCCTCACTCTCACAGGCCCCGTAACGGTCACGGGCAAGTTCACCGTGGACACCACGAAGGCCACCGCGGCGCTCGCCGACGCCGCGCGGGCACTGTCCGCTGTGGGCATGGCCGCGTCCGTCTCGACGGCGAGCATCCAGAACCTCAGCACCAGCTGGCGAGAGCAGATATCACGCTCACGACTCGACACGGCGATCGCCCGCCTCGGCCGAGAGACCGTCCACTCCCAGTCGGAGTACCGCGACCTGATCGCCTCGATCATCGAGAACCACCCCAGCGACCCGTACCCGCTACTCATCGCGATCCGCAACACACAGACCATACCGAGCATCCGGAAGGAAGCAGAACAATGACCATCGACGTCTCCTACTCGGAGGAAGCCGCACCCTGGCCCTCGGAAGTCTCGGCCACCGCCGACGACCTGATCAAGCACTTCGCCGCAAGCGTCCTCATCGAGCACGCCCGCTCCGAACCAGTGATGCACGCCTACATGGACGCAGAGAAGGGCGACCCAGAACACGGCCGACTCGCCCGCGAATGGATGCTCAGCATCATCGCGATGATCGGCGCCGCCCACACCGCCCACGCCCTCATCTTCATCCGCAAGCACTCACCCGCGCTCGCCGACGCGCTCGCCCGCGAACTCGTCGAATACACCGAAGACGGAGGCCTCTACACCGAACTCGCCTGGGACTGGCTCGAAGAACGCCACGTCGACCCGCAGCGCATCATCACCGAATTCGAGACGGCGCTCGCCGAGGTCTACAGGCCGTCCGACGTGCCGGCCGTGGCCCGCCCACTGGTCGAGCTGCAGCCGCGTCTCATTCACGACGTCGAGGGCCTCGACGCGGTGCTCATGGAGGCGTGCGAGACGGTCGTGGTTCGGACCCGGCTGAACGAGCTGTTCCTGGTCAACGCGACGACGGAGGACGGCCGTATCGGCTACCAGGGCTTCCCGAGCGCCGAGGACGAAGACGGCGACGACATCGACCCGAACTCGGGCTGGGCGGCTGACTGGCCGGCCACGGTCTGGCCACTCACCTACGTCGCAACCGCATCGCCCCGACGCCGACCGAAGTCCGACCCGGGCAACCCGCCCGCGCTGTTCATGGACGGGCTGCTGTGATGGCCGGCACGGTACTCCCTGACCCGGACTGCGCCGCAGGGAAGCACCGCAACTGCAACGGTGACGGCTGGGACGTGGACGCCGACGCGCCCACCGAGTGCCCCTGCGACTGCCACAAGGCGGCGTAGCGATGGCCATAACACTGGAACCAACACAGGAGGAGCGCGACAACCAAGCCGCTCGCATTGGCGCGATCTTCGGCCTGCCGAACCCAGGGCGACAGATCGTCCGAGACGGGGTGCGTCTCGAATCAGTCCCCGGTGACGGCGATCAGGTTCTGCTCAGAGTAGAACTCGCCGAATGGGTGAGCCGTGACGAAGCGCTCGCGATCCTCACCGGCCAACCGCTCATCCCCACCGCGAGTGGAGCCCGGCCATGATGTCACCAAGCACCCGCGAGGCCCTGGCGGCGCTCGCCGCATTTCCCGCCGTCGTGGAGACGAACGAGCCAGGCCTGATTCGATCGATCCGGTACCACGTAGGCAAGGGCGCCGATGGCCGCTACCCGGTCGTGTACTGGGGAACGCTCGACGAGCAAATCGCAGAGGCGACAGCGCTCAACCTGCGCGCGCACAGCTCGATCGATCACAAGATGATCCCGCTCTACACGATGGCTGAGGACTGCCCACACCTGAACCCTGAGCACGACGAGCGCTTCGACCTTGTCGACGACCTAGTCGACGAGTGGATGGCGCGCAACTGTCCCTCCCTCGACCGCAACTCTGCGAGCACGGTCGAGTGGAAGCTCTACTACCTGAACCGCCAGCGTGCAGCTGTGATCCCGATCGTGGCCGAGTACTGGGCTGCCGACGAGTGGTACCACGAGAATCACTCGTCGGTCTGCTTGGAGTCGTACATGGGCGACTGCTGCGAGCGATGCGCCGACTTCGACCCCGACTTCGGCGCGGAGCCGATGGCGTGCCGGCGCCAGGACGACGCTCGCGAGGCGCAGGCCGACTTCTGGGACCGCTTCAGTCCTGAGGGCGTCGAGTCCCTCGCGCGCTACCGCATCCACAAGAACGGCGGTCTGTGATGCCAGAGACGGAGCGCACCATGCTCGATCGGCTGAACGTGCGATACGGCAAGTGGAACGGCAATGGCATCCGTTACACCCGAGCGGAGCACGTCAAGATCGCCACCGGGTTCGAGGCGTCACGAATCTGCGACTACATGGCGCTGGACCTCTGGACGGGCTATGGCGTGAACCGAGGCCCGAAGCTGCACGGCCACGAGGTGAAGGTCTCGCGCAGCGACTGGCTGACCGAGCTGCGCGACCCCGAGAAGGCCGATGCGTTCGCCGTCTACTGCGACTTCTGGTGGTTGGCGGTCGCGGATCGATCGATCGTGCGGGATGGCGAACTGCCCGAGGGCTGGGGACTCATGGTCGCGTCAGGGCGCAGCATGCGCGTCATAGTGCAGGCACCCCGCCGCGAGCCTCTGGCGATGCCGCGCAGCCTGCAGGCGACCCTCACTCGTGCTGTCACCAAGACCACCATCCGCCTAACACGGGGCGCCGCTGATGGGGGAATCGAGTACCTCGCCGGCGCCATGCGCATACCAGCCCCCAACCTCGCGAACGACGGGGGGACACCATGACAGCCACGCCCGACATCGAGCTCGCCCGCACCCTCCGCGACCTAGCGGCCGGCATCACCCGCTCGTCGCCTCCGCGCCCGAGCGCCCGCGACGTTGCCGAGGCTCTCCGCAACGCGGCCGGCCGCCTCGAGCGAGGGCCGGCCGCGGGCACGGTCACGGCCACGCCAGCCGACTACGCCGAGCAGGTCACCGAGACCATGCTGCACCTGCTCGTCATGCGCCTACCCCAGGAGCAGGTCGACCAGCTCGCCGAGTGGATGCACCGTCGACACCCGATGCTGCAGGGCGACACCCCGCTCGACGCCATCCGCAACGGCCGTGGTGCCGCCGTGCACGCACTCACCAAGGCACTCGCGGACGGTGTGATCTTCTGAAGCTCGCTGGTGAGTCCTGAGGCTAAGCCCGAATATGATGGCTCGCGTGGAGCAATGGATTCCGCTCATTACGGCTTTGGTCGGGAGCGCAGGTGCGGCGGGAATCCTCACCGGAGGACTGCAATTGTCGCGCGCGACGCGACTGCGGAAGCGCATCGGTGAGTTGACAGAGATCGCGAAGAGCTTCGAGAGCGGCGACCAGCGGTCGAAGACGGCGTGGGCGTTGGTCGACGAAGATCTGCTGCGGATGGCTGGGCTCATGCTCATTCGTGTGCCGCGCGGGTTCTACTTCGGTGCTGTGTTGCTATTCGCTTGGGCTGGCGTCCTAGTGCCCTACATCATCGTGGACCCGGACAATTGGATTCCTGACCCTGCCCCTCGGTCGCCGGGCGAGTGGGTGCTGTCTATCATGACGATCGTGTTCACCACCATCGTGATGGCGGCCGTACTCGTCGCCACCATCGCGCAGAGGCGCCAAGCGTTTGTCGCCCAGCTTCGAGCCGGGAAGGAGCCGACCAGTGAACTTGTAGAGGCATATACGCCGTTCGCTTTTGCGAAGCTGTTCGACGTCATAGCCAAACGCATTTCACCCAAAGAAGAGTCGCCGCCTCCGACTTGACAACTTTTCCCGACGCGTATGTCTATACTGGTCGTGATACGACGCACCCTGCCCCAGATTGGCGGGGTGTTTCGTCGTTAAAGCGCAATGTGCTGGGGAGCGCATTCATTGAGGGAAGCCCATCCCAAGAACGCGAGAAACGGGTCGGGGACGCGACGTCGGGTGGTGCTCGCGTCCCCCATCTTCTCCGCCTGGCGTGGCCTTGCCGAGCGCACCGACGAATGGTGCCGTGGTGACCGGAGCGACAGGCGTTCAGCCGATCGACAGAGGGAGACTCATCGTGTCGCCGCAGCCCAGCATTGGACGCATCGTGCACTACCACTCATACGGCACACCGGCCGGTGAGTACCTGCCCGAGCCCCGCGCGGCCATCGTCACCGCCGTCGAGCCCACCGTGGCGCTGTGCGTGTTGAACCCGACAGGCATGTTCTTCAACGTGGACGTGCCCTTCGCTGAGGAGCCGACCCCGGGTCACTGGTCGTGGCCCCCCAGGGTGTGACAGGACGATGCTGATCGAAGGTGATCGCCAAGTTCTCTCGGCCGACATCGTGCGCCTGTGCGGGTGGGAAGTGGTCTACATCGAAGAGATGAGGTTCACGAGCGCCTTCGCCTGCCGGTACACCTACCTGCGCCAGACCATCCGCCCGTGAGGGTGTGCTCGGTGCATGGCTGCCCCGAGGTGTATGACGCCGGCGAGGGCAGCAAGTGCGAGAGGCACAGGCGCGAGGCCGACAGGGCGAGGGGCACAGCGACTGAGCGTGGCTACTCGAGCGCTGGTCACCAGGGCTTCAGAGAGCGCGTGCTCACGCGCGATCCGATCTGCGTGCTGTGTGGGCTGCAGCTATCAACGGTGGCCGACCACTACCCGAAGTCACGCAAAGAACTGCAGGCGCTGCATCTCAACCCGAACGACCCGCAGTACGGCCGTGGACTGTGCAAGCCATGTCACGACTCGTCTACTGCCGCTGCTCAGCCGGGAGGCTGGAACAGGCCGCAGGGCGGGTGAGCATCGCTCAAAAGGGGTGGGGGTAGACCCCCTGAGCGTCTCTCACATAGCACCGCCGGTGAGGTAAAAAAAACCCGCAACGGGTTCAAAATGTTGCCGTCCTGCCGAGCAGGTTCAAAAATTCTGAGGGTTCGTCCCTTTCTTTCGACCGATCCGAGCCGCCGTGATGGCGGCCAGCGTGATGCTGAGGAGTGAGGCGAACCATGACTTCAGGTGGTGCTCGAGCGCGCAGCGGACCCGGCGCAGATCCGCAGAGTTACAGGTCACTCGACCGCGAATGGGTTGATCTTCCGGCGGCCGGATTCCGCGGCCGGATGCCCGCGTTCCCTCTCGCGAAGGAACCCGTCTACTACGAGTACTTCGAAGACAAGAAGAAGATTCGGGAGTACGACGAAGACGCCACAGAGGCGCTCCGGGAGCAGGAAATTGCGCTCTGGAAGGTGCTCTGGCGGCGTCCCCAGGCGGCCGCGTGGAACGAATTGGGTCTGAAATACCAGGTCGCGGCCTACGTGCGATCGTTCCTAGGCTCGGTCAAGGTCGACGCTCCCGCTGGCCTCAAGACAGCCGTGCTACGGATGGAAACCGAACTGGGTCTGTCGGTTGCCGGGATGCGCCAGAACGGCTGGCGAATCGGCGCTGGCGTCAAGGCCTCCGAAGCGCCCAGTGACCCCTCACCGACCGCCCGCCGGACGTCGTCGGGCGAGTGGCTGAAGAGTGTCTCCGTTGAAGGGGCCTGACTACAAGATCCCGCCTCGCACCCGTTCGCTCGGCTACCTCGGCATGTGGTGGATCGAGCAGCACTGCGTCATCCCCGAAGGCGACGACGCTGGCGACCCGTTCGTGCCCACCCTCGACCACCGGGTGTGGCTGGCGAACTGGTACGCCGTGCGTCCAACCGCGAAGCCGGGCGAACGGAACGTCGCGTTCCGGTACCGCACCGGGCAGTGGATGGCCGCGCAGAAGGTCGGGAAGTCCCCGGGTGTCGCCGCCGAGACGTGCCTCGAGTTCGTCGGCCCCGCGCTGTTCGATGGCTTCGCAGGCGAGGGCGAGTACTACTCGTGCGCCGAGCACGGCTGCCCCTGCGGCGGCGTCTACATGTACGAGCTGGGCGAGCCGAAAGGCAAGCACTGGCCGACACCGCGCATCCAGCTCGCCGCGGTCGTCGAGGCGCAGGTCGAGAACACTTGGGGCGCGCTGCTCCCGATGATCGACGACGGCCCGCTGTCGAACATCATCCCGAAGACGGGCGAGGCGTTCATCCGCCACCCGAACGGGAACCGCGACTCCCGGGTGGAGATCGTCACCTCGAAGGCCGACGGCAAGCTCGGCGCGCGCATCTCCTCCGGGAAGTGCGACGAGACGGGCCTGTGGAACGACTCGAACTCGATGAAGAAGTTCCACCGCACGCTGCGCCGCGGCGTCGCGGGCATGGGCGGACGCGTCTCCGAGTCGACCAACCCCTACGACCCGGCCGAGAAGTCGGTCGCGCAGGACACCAACGAGTCGACCCGCAAGGACGTGCTGAAACACCACTTCCCACCGCCCGAGCACCTCGACTTCGCGCTGAAGAAGGACCGCGAGGTCATCTTCCGATGGAACTACGCCTCCTCACCCTGGGTCGACGTCCGGTCGATCGAGGCGGAGTCGTCGGCGCTGGCCGCGAGCAACCCTGCCGAGGCCGAGCGGTTCTTCGGCAACCGCATCGTGGCCGGCTCCGGCACCTGGATGCCGATGCCGGCGTGGGCGGCGAAGAAGGCCGCCCCGGCGATCGTGGTGAAGCCGCGCACCCGGATCTGCCTCGGCTTCGACGGGTCAGATAACGACGACTTCACCGGCATCCGCGCCGAGACGCTCGAGCTGCACCAGTTCACACCGATCTACGGCGACGCCAAGCGGAAGACGCTTTGGCGGCCCGAGGACTGGGGCGGGCGCATTCCGCGCGCTGAGGTCGCTGCCGCGATCGAGGAGCTCGCGACCGAGTACGAGATCGTGCGCGCCTACTGCGACCCGCTGTTCTGGGAAACCGAGATCGACACCTGGGCGCAGAAGTACGGCGAGAAGGTGTTCCTCAAGTGGCCCACCAGCCGCATCGGCGCCATGCACGCCTCGCTCGAGCGGTTCCGCACCGACGTCACGAACAAGGATTCCGAGTTCAGCCACGACGCAGACGATGACGTGACGGTGCACATCCGCAACGCCATCATCCGCGCCCGCGGCCTCGACGTCGAAACCAAGAAGCGTGTCTACATCCTCGGCAAGCCCTCCGAGCACCAAAAGATCGACTGGGCCATGTCGTCCGTTCTCGCCCACGAAGCGGTGATGGACGCCATCGCGGCCGGCGCGCTGACAGAACCGAATCAGAACTACGTCTACTTCTAGGGGGTGGCATGGACATCGACGCCGCCAAGAAGCTGACGCAGCGGATCTACACCCGGCTGAACGCACGTCGGCCGGAGATCGACAAGGCCGAGGACTACTACATCGGGAAGCAGCCGCTCGCCTTCGCCACGAAAGAGTGGATGGAGGCCAACGCGGCCCGGTACGCCGGATTCTCGGACAACTGGTGCGCCTCCGTGGTGAACGCCGAGGCCGAGCGGCTGAACCCGATCGGCATCGCGAACCTGCCCAAGAAGGGCGCGAAGCTCCTCTGGGAGGCCCTGCAGACGAACGAGTTCGACATGCAGTTCTCTCAGGGTGTCATCACCTCGCTTGCCGCGAAGCGCACCTACGTCATCGTGTGGGGCGACGACGAAGGTGAGCCGATCGTCACCTTCGAGCACCCGGCGAACGTCGAGATCGAGTACGACTGGGAGAACCCGCGCATCCGCAAGGCGGCGCTGAAGACCTGGGTCGACGAAGACACCGAGTACGCCACGCTCTACCTGCCGGCGGCGCTGATCAAGTGGAAGCGCCCCCGCCAGGTGCCGAAAGACAACCAGGCCTCGCAGGCGGAGCAGTCCCGCACCGGATACGCCGCCGACGGAGGCTGGACAGCCCGCTTCGACGACGAGTCCGAATGGATCGTGCCGAACCCGCTCGGGGTCGTTCCGGTCGTGGAGATCGGAAACCGACCCACCCTGAAGGGTGACCCGGTATCGGAGATTCAGGGCGTCATGCCCATGCAGGACGCCATCAATCTGCTGTGGGCATACCTGTTCCTCGCCGCCGACTACGCGTCGATGGACGCCCGCGTGATGCTGTCCGCCTCGCCTCCGTCGATTCCCGTGCTCGACAAAGACGGCAAGGTCATCGGCTCCCGCCCGGTCGAGATGAAAGACCTCCGCGAAAAGCGCCTGATCAACATCACCGGCGACAACGCGAAGATCGACTCGTGGAAGGCCGCGGCACTCGACATCTTCACCGACACCATCGAATTCGGTGTCGGGCACATCTCGTCGCAGACCCGCACGCCGCCGACATACCTGGTCAACAAGACGGGAATGTCGAACGTCGCCGCGGACGGCCTGAAGGCGGCGGAGATTCCGCTGGTGATGAAGTCGAACGAGTTCATCCGATTCACCGACCCGAGCCTCCGAGAGGTCGCTTCGCTCATCGCCCGGGTGAAGGGCGACGCGAAGCTCGCCAAGCTCGCGAAGCTCTCTCAATTCGTGTGGGCATCGCGTGAGATTCGCTCCGAGTCGCAGCTGGCGGACGCTCTGCTGAAGAAGAAGCAGACCGGCTACCCGCTCGAGTACATCCTCGAGCTGGACGGGAAGTCGCCGACCGAGATCGCTCGCATTCTGAAGATGGTCAAGGCCGAGCAGGATGCCGACCCGCTGGTGCAGGCCAGTCGGGAACTGATGGAGGTTCCGGATGCTCCCGACGGCGACGGAGAGCCACTACCTGACTGAGCAACGGATCGCGGTAGCCACAGCCCGCAGCATTCGCGGGCTGTGGAACCGGATGACGCTCGACTTCGACTCGTCGTTCCGTCAGCTGTCGCCGCTCATGCTCGAGGCGTTCTCGACCGGCCAGCGAAAGTCGGCCGAGGCCGCGAACGCCTACGTGCCGGCGGTACTGTACGAGACCGGGCAGCCAGATCTCCCCGTCGCTGACGTGAACGTGGCCGCGTTCGTAGGCCGCACCGCCGACGGCCGGCCCTCTCAGTCGCTGCTCTTCGAGGCCGTCATCAAGGCCAAGGCCGCCGTCGCTCGCGGGCTCCCGCCACGCGTGGGTCTGCTGCAGGGACGCAACTTCCTCGACAAGGCCGTACTCACCGAACTCGCCGACGCCGGCCGCCAGACCGTCGCCGCGAACCTCGGCACCCGCCCCACTGTCACCGGCTACGTGCGGATGCTGAACCCGCCCTCGTGCCCTGACTGCGTGCTGCTCGCCGGCAAATGGTACCGGTGGAACACGGGCTTCCAGCGGCACCCTCGCTGCGACTGCCGGCACATTCCCTCGGCAGAGAACAAGGCCGGCGACCTCAGCACCGACCCGTACGCCTACTTCCACTCGCTCACTGAAGCGGAACAGGACAAGATGTTCGGCCGCAGTGAGGCTCGCGCTATCCGTGACGGCGCCGACATCTACCGGGTGGTCAACACCTCGAAACGGGGCCTCGGCACCGTGAAGTCCCGCGCTCTCTTCGGCACCCCGACCCGGTTGACGGTCGACGACATCTACCGCACCGCCGGCACCCGCACGAACGCACTCCGCATGATGACCGAAGAGGGCTACATCACCGGCCCTCAGATCGCCGGCGGCAACATTCTTGGAGGCCGCTACGAGGGATTCGGCGCGCTCGGCAAAGGCGGACGCGCCCGGGCAGCATCGGACGCTGTCGAGCAGGCCCGGATCACCGGCACCCGCGACCCGCTGAACCGGTACACGATGACCGCCGCCGAGCGCCGCATCTACGACGCGAACTGGCGACTCGAATACATCCGCCGCACCGGCAACTACCCGAACTCGGTCGGCGAGAACTCGGCCGACAAACACTCCCGCGCCCGCAAGGCGACGCCGCAGCAGATCGCCCTCGTCCGCGCCGAGCTGCAGAAGCAACTCGCCGCGTTGCCCAACCAGCCGCGCTCGGTCAGCGCCCTCGCGCAACGGCTCGGCCTGGTGCCCTAACAACTTCCCCGCGTGACGCGAGGAACACACCCCTCATGGGGTGCCGCGGCCCCGTGACGGGGCCTTTCCCATCCCATCAACGAGGAGTGATTCCTTCCATGCCCGATCCCATCGAACCCGACGTGAACACGGACCCCACCGCGGAGCCCGAGCCCAACGTCGACCCAGCAGCAGACCCGGCGCCCGGCGCCGACCCCGACGCCGACCCGGACCCGGCGGCCCCCGCGGCCGACGACCCGGATAAGGGCGCGAAGACCGCGCTCATCGCCGAACGGAAAGCCCGCAAGGACGCCGAGCGAAAGCTCGCCGAGGCCGAGCAGAAACTCGCCGACAAGGACAAGCCCGCAGACGAACTCGCCCTCGAGCAGGCCCGGCGTGACGCCGAGACCAGCGCGCTCGCGAAAGCGAACGTCCGCATCGTCCGTGCCGAGCTGAAAGCCGCAGCGGCCGGCAAAGTCAAGCGCCCCGACCTCCTGCTGAAGGTCACCGACCTGTCCGCGATCGACGTGGACGACAACGGCGACCCCGACTCCGATGCCCTGCAGGAAGCCGTGACGGCCTTCCTCACCGAGTATCCCGAGCTGGCGGTCGATGGCAGCAAGTTCACCGGACCCGCCGATCAGGGCGCCCGGGGGAAAGCCGCGAAGCCTTCGCAGCTCACCCAAGCCGAACTCAAGAAGCTCAGTCCGAGCCAGGTGCTGCAGGCCTACAACGACGGCCGCGTGGACACCCTCATCGGGCGCAAACCCTAAGGAGGGCCAGAAATGGCTATCACCAACTTCATCCCGGAACTGTGGGCAGCCGCAGTTCAGCTGCCGTTCGAGAAGGCGCTCGTCTTCGGTCAGTCGACCGTCGCGAACACCAAGTACGAGGGCGTGATCAAGGAACAGGGCGACACGGTCAACATCACGACCATCTCCGACCCCACGATCCGCACCTACGACAAGAACGCCGACATCACGATCGAAGACCTGACCGACGGACAGCTCAAGCTGCTCATAGACCAGGGCGAGTACTTCGCGTTCCGCGTCAACGACGTCGACCGTGTGCAGGCTGCAGGCGACTTCCAGTCGCCCGCCACCCAGCGCGCCGGATTCGGCCTCAAGGACAAGGTCGACCAGTACATCGCGTCGCTGTTCAACCTCGCGGCGAACGCGGGCGGCCCGATCACCGCCAACCGGCTCGGCAACGTGTCCGTGGTCAACGGCACCGGCACCGGCAAGCCCGGCGCCGGCCAGACGTCCGCGTGGAGCGTCCTCGTCGACCTGCAGAACCGCCTCAACAAGAACTCGGTGCCGACCGATGGCCGATACGCCATCGTCGACCCCGACTTCCTGTCGGCCCTCGAGCACGACCCTCGCTTCTCCGCGGTGGACGCCTCGGGCTCGTCGGAAACCCTGCGCAACGGTCTCGTGACCCGCGCCGCAGGCTTCGACGTGCTGCTGTCGAACAACACGGTCAAGGCTGCCAGCCGCAGCCTCGTCGTGGCCGGCATCCCGGACGCCCTGTCGTTCGCGAACCAGCTCGTCGAGGTCGAGGCGATGCGCTCGCAGAGCCGGTTCGCCGACATCGTCCGCGGACTGAACATCTACGGCGCGAAGATCACCCACCCGGAAGGCCTCGCCACGGCCAACGTCGAGTACGTGCCCGGAACCGGTGTCGACACCGTCGTCACCACCGCCCCGTAAGGAGTAGCAGATGCAAGCCTTCGCCACGGCCGAGGAGTTCGGCAAGCTCATCAAGCGAGAGTTCACCACGGAGGAATCCGAGTGGATCGACGAACTCCTCGCCGCGGCGTCGGCGCACCTGCGCTCTGTCATCGGGCAGCTGGTCTTCCCGCGCACCACATCGGAGTACACCGCGTACCCGAGCGGTGGGCGGGAAGACCTGCCCCAGTGGCCCATCGTGACCGTCACCGCCGTGAAGCGGGACGGCCACGACGTGCCATTCACCTACCGCCCCGGCTACATCACCGTTCGCGGCGACGAGCCCTGCGACGTGACGTTCACCTGGGGCTACGACGAAGCACCCGACGAACTCAAGCGCCTCGCCTGCGTGCTCGTCTCCCAGACCCTCCTCACCCTCGAGGCGCAACTCGGCCTCACCGCCGGTGGCCTCTCCTCCGTCCAGCTCGACGACTTCCGCCTCGCCTGGGCCAACGCCGGTGACGGCTCCGGCATGAGCCTCACCGAGCACGCCGAAAAAGCCATCCAGCAGCAGTTCGGCCAGGGCGGCGTCACCGTCGTGGAGACCCGCGGATGAGCCTCCTAGGCGGCATCACCCGGCGTGGCAGGGCGCTCGCCGAAGCGCGCATGCTCGACAGCTGCACCATCGCGCCGGAGAAGGTCACCGTCGACAAGGTCACGCTGCAGACCACCACGACCGGCGCCGCGCAGTACACCGGCAAGTGCCGACTCCGCTCCGTCTCCGACGCCGTCTCCGACCGAGAGGCGGCCGGGCAGAGCTTCTCCGACCAGGCCCTCATTCTTTCCATCCCGGTTGGCTCAGCGGGTGCCGTGCGGCCGAACTCGATCGTCACCATCACCGCCGTCGACCCCGAGAGTGGTGACCCGGCCCTGGTGGGCCGCCGGTTCCGCATCGCCGGCGAGGCCGCCGGCTCGCAGGCGACCGCATCCCGGTTCGCGGTGGTGTCGGTCTGATGGCCGACCACATCGGCGTCGACACCAGCCAGCTCGAGCAGCTGTTCCGCGACCTCACCGAGGTCGCCGAACTGGTGCCGGCCGAGGTCGGCAAGAGCGTGCAGCAGACCGCCATCGAAGGTCGGAAGACCTGGCAGGCCGACGCCCGCTCCAAAGCCGGGAAGCGCACCAGCCGCTACGCCCCCTCGATCGACTACTCGCTGCGCACCTACGGCGGCTTCGGCCAGATGGTCTACGAGGCCCGGATCGGCCCGAACCTGCAGCGCTACGGCGGCAAGCAGGGGCGCGGCGGCCTGATCCCCTCCCTCGGCATCCTCGAAGACTCACCGGGCGTGCGCGGCGGTGGCCGCAACTCAGTCAAGGTCGCGTACGAGTTCGTCGAGAAGGAACTCGATCGCCGTCTCACGATCGCCGTCGACCAATCCATGAAGCGGAGGGGCCTCTGATGCTCGTCAGCGACCACTACCTCGCTGTGCTCGCACTCCTCGAGGCAGACGATGCCCTGCGAGTCGAAGACGCCGCGCAGCTCGACGACAACGGCGAGCTGCTGCGCGCGCAGTACGCGATCCTCTACCCGACCGGCCCCGACGACCTCGACGACGACCGCTTCACCGCCGAGCAGGCGCTCGACTCCGACGCCGACTTCACCTACACGCTGAAGGCCGTCTCCGTCACAGCTCTCGGCTGCGCGTACGTCGCCGACCACATCCTCGCCGCGCTCGTGCGCAAAGTGCCCGACGTGGAAGGCCGGCGCATCGACCCCATCCGCTACGTGGAGATGACCGAGGTGCAACCGGACTTCTCCGCCCGCCCACCGCTCTACCAGAGCGACGTCACGATCTCCTTGACCTCCCGGCGCGGCTGACCAGCCCAACGCCTCACAGCCCCGTCAACGCCCTTAGGAGGGTTCCTCGTCATGCCCGAATTCATCCGCGTGCGCCCCGTCAGAGGCGTGCAGCACGAGTACGACACCCCGCTCGCCGAGGTGCAGCAGAACCCCGACCTGTACGTCGTGATCGACGACAAGCCCGTTCCTGCACCGCGCGAGCCCAAGTACGTCACGTCGACCCCTCCCGCGAAGGCTCCGAAGCCACCGCGGAAACGGACGGCGCGACCGGCGGCCAAGCCGCCGACCCCCGAAGCATCCGTGGGCGAGACAACTGAAGGAGAAGGCTGATGTCAGCTGAGAATGTGCCCCTGGGGCTGCCGTCCGACGGTCAGGCCCTCATCCTGTTCGTCCCCGCGATCGCGAACCCCTCGCTGGGCGCCACCGAAGACGAACTCACCGCCGTGGGTGTGAAGCGGCTCACCTACTCGGCGACCGGTGACGGCTACAAGCACACCGTCACCATCAACAAGGTGCGCGCGAACCGCTTCACGCTGCCGCAGGAGATCCAGTACGACGGCACGATCGTCGACGACGTGGCGATCACCTACGCCTACACGAACACGACTGGCGATGTCATCCGTCTCGCGCTGCCCGTGGGCCAGACCGGCTTCATCGTCGAGCGCTGGGCGATCGCGAACTCGGTGGACATCGCCGAGGGCCAGTTCCACGACATCATCCCGATCCGGGCGTCGATCCCGCTGAAGGATGCGCCGGTTCGGAACCAGGAGCTGACGCGCACCCAGGTGCTGAACGTCACCGGGACTGTGTACCGCGACCTGCTCGTGCAGGCCGGCGCGTAGTCCCACCTCAACCCCTGCCGGGGCGTATCAACCGCGCCCACGGAGCGCCCCGGCAGGCCACCATCCGAGGGCGCATCCGTGGAGCGCACATCATGTCAGCATTCAGCGAGGCCCTCGCGGCCCGCAAAGCCCAGAAGGCCGCCACCCCGCCCGACTCCGTCACGGTCGAGGTCGTTCTCGACGGCGTCCTGGTCACCCTGAAGTTCTACGAGCTGCTGGCGGAGGACTGGGCTAACATCACCGCCGCGTGCCCGCCCGACCTGCAGTCGGAGATGGATCGGCACTACGGCTACAACATCCGTAACGTCGCCGTGCTTGCCGCGAAGAACAACGCTGTCGTGGTCGAGGACGGCGAGGAGATCAAGCCCCGCGTGGTGCCGGGCGAGATCGACGAGTGGGATGACCTGTTCGCGGTCATCGCCGGTTCCGAGCGGAACAAGATCACCGACGCCGTGCTGAACCTGAACCAGTACGCGCCGGATAAGCGGGTGGCTGACGCAAAAAAAGCCTTGGCCGTCGCTTTGGCGGCGAAGCGCGCCTCGCCCGCGAAATCGGCGTCTCCCTCCGCCGCCTCGGCGGGTGGGAACCGAGCCGCACGACGCGCTACTTCGACGCGGAAGGCAACCTGACCGGCTACTCCATCACGGAGACCGAACCGGAGTGGGACGCACAGCAGGTGGCCTACCTGCTCGCGTCCACGCAGCTCGAGCAGAACCTCGGCCCGCACGGCATCGACATGGACCTCGCCACCGACCCGGCCATAGTGCCGAGGCTGCGCACGGAACTCGTCGTCGACCACGTCGCCGCCGACCAGGAGCGCACCCAGAAGCGGTTCCGCGAGGACTACGACCACCAGGACCAGTCCGGCTGGCGGTACGTCACCACCCTCGACGACTGAGCCGTAGCGCCATCCAGGAGCACGCGTCGTGCTGACCGGCGGGCGCGACGCGTCGCGCGAGTACTCCGAACGCGTCTCGCCGTACCGGCGCTGCACGACACCTACTCGGGAGGTTCCTAAATGACCGAGCGGGTAACAGAGGTCTCTCTCGTCGCGCAGGTGCTCGAGTTCAACGCACGCATGCGTTCGGCCGCCGGCGCGACGGAGCAGGTCACGCGCGCGGCTGCCGCGGCCCGGGTAAAGCTCGAAGAGCAGAACCAGGCCATGAACCGGGTCGGCGCCACCTTCACCGCCACCGGGGCTCTGGCCGCCGCGGCGACCGCTCTCGTGGTGAAGGCCGCGATCGACTGGGAGACCGCCTGGGCGGGCGTCACGAAGACCGTCAGCGGCACCCCGGCTCAGCTGCAGGAGATCGAAGACGGCCTCCGCAGCATGGCGCGCGAGCTGCCGGCCACCCACACCGAACTCGCCGGCATCGCCGAGGCCGCCGGGCAGCTCGGCGTGCAGCGCTCCGGCCTGCTTGCCTTCACCCGGACGATGGTCGACCTCTCGGAGACCACGAACCTCTCAGCAGATGAGGCCTCAACCTCGATCGCTCAGCTGATGAACATCATGCAGACCGCGCCCGACGACGTCGACAACCTCGGCGCGTCGCTGGTGGCGCTCGGCAACAACGGAGCCTCGACCGAGCGTGACATCGTCCAGATGGCGCAGCGCATCGCCGGCGCCGGCAAGGTAGTCGGTCTCAGCGAAGCCGACGTGCTCGCCTTCGCGAACGCCCTCGCCTCCGTCGGTATCGACGCCGAGGCCGGCGGCTCCTCGATCTCCCGCGTCATGACAGACATCGCTATGGCCGTCTCAGACGGCGGCGACGAGCTGCAGAAGTTCGCCGACGTGGCAGGAGTCTCGGCGGAGGACTTCGCCACGAAGTTCAAGTCGGCACCGGCCGAAGCGATCGTGTCCTTCATCGAAGGCCTCGGCGGCATCAACGCCGCCGGAGGGGACGTCTTCAAGACCCTCTCCGACCTCGGCCAGACCGACATCCGCGTCTCGCAGGCGCTGCTCGGAATGGCGAACTCGGGCGACCTGCTCCGCAACTCGCTCGCCCTCGGCTCGAAGGCCTGGGACGAGAACACGGCGCTCGCCGCAGAGGCCGCGAAGCGGTACGACACGACCGCGTCGAAGCTGCAGGTGATGAGCAACCGCGTCACGGACGCGGCGATCGCGTTCGGCGACCAGTTCCTCCCTGCCGTGCAGCGTGGAGCTGATGCCGTCGGCGCCATCGCGGACGCCTTCGGCGACCTGCCCCCGATCGCTCAGGCCGTCATCGGTGGACTGGTCGGGGTGACCGCCATCATCGGTGTCGGCGGCGGGGCCTTCCTGCTGGCCGTGCCGAAGATCGCCGAGTACCGCGTCGCACTGCAGGTGCTGTCGACCTCGACTATGCCCGGAGTGGCGACGGCCGTCTACACCATGCAGTCGGCCACCGCCAAGGCGGCCACCGGCATCGCGGCGACGGCCCGGTTCCTGACTGGCCCGTGGGGCATCGCGCTCGTGGCCGCGGCGGTCGGCGTGAAGATCCTCTCCGACCAGCTCGAAACGCTCCGCGCCACGAGCAATGAGGTCAAGAACTCGCTCACTACGACGAGCGACGGCACGAAGATCCTCGACACCGTCATGCGCGGCCAGGGCGTGCCGGGCGTTACCGATCTCGGCGAGTCGCTCGAGAACCTCGACGATGTCCTGCACCGCTCATCGGACGCGCAGAAGAACTTCTTCGCCGGCTTCTCGCTCACGCTGAACGACCGTGCCGTGATCGGCGGAATCGAGGAGCTCGGCCGCGGCCTGGGCTCCCTCGCGGACGAAGACCTACCCAAAGCTCAGGCCGCGTTCCGGGCGGTAGCTGCTCAAACCGACGGTTCCGACGAGTCGCTGCGCGCGCTGCTCGACAACATGTCGCCCTACAAGGATGCGCTCTACGGGGTGGCTGAGGCGCAGGGCATCAACATCGCGAACCTCGACGAGGCAGCCCGCTACACCGAGCTGCTGAAGCTCGCCCAGGGCACCGGAGCGCCGGTGACCGAGTCCGCGGCCGACGCCTACAAGTCGGCAGCGGACGAGGCGGCGGCGCTCGCCGACGAGGTCGACAAGCTGCTCGACAAGATCAACGAGGCCAACGGTGTCGGCCAGGACGCGGTCACGTCGAACGCTCGCTGGCAGGAGTCCCTCGCCAACATTTCGGCTGAGGTGCAGCGCCAGAAGGATGCGTTCGTGCAGGCGCAGTCGGATGCCTACGAGGCCGCGAACGGCACCCTCGTCGGCTTCGAGGGCACCCTCGACGGGTTCTCGCTGAGTCTCGACGAGGCGACCGCGGCGGGGGCCTCCAACGCCGCCATGCTGTCCGACGTCGCGAAGAGCGCGCAGGACGCAGCGGAGGCTCAGTACACGCAGGACCAGACGACGATGTCGGCGAAGGACGCCACCGACAAGTACGTGAAGACCCTCGCCGACAGCAAACAGGCGCTCATCGACCAGGCCGTGCAGAACGGCTTCTCGGCCGACGCGGTGCAGCTGCTGGCGGACAAGGTCTTCGCGCTGCCGTCACAGCGCGAGATCGACATCCTCGCGGACACGTCGGCTGCAGCGAACGCGATCGACCAGTTCGTGGCCGCGATCAACACCCGCACCGCCACGATCCAGGTGAACGCCACCAACCCGAACGTCGACTTCGGCCTCGGTGACGGTGGCTTGAACTATGCCGGCGGCGGCACGGTCTACGGGCCGGGCACGGCGAAGTCGGACTCGGTGCGGATGAACCTCTCCGTCGGCGAGGAGGTCACCCAGGAGCCGTACGCAACCCAGTTCCGGTCGGTTCTGAAGTCGATCAATTCCGGCCAGGGCATCCCGGCGAACGCCTACCAGGCGACTCGCTACGTGGCGCCGCCGCCGTACTTCGCTGGCTCGTCGTCGTCTGGCCCGTCGAAGTCGTATCAGTTCGATGTCCACCCGTCTCCGGGCATGGATGAGGTCGCGTTCGCGCGGTCTCTCTATGCGGAGGCGCAGTTCCGGGAGCGGGTGAGTGGACCGTGAGAGTGTCTCGGGCGACTATCGGAGGCGTCGTCTTCGAGGGCGGTGAAGGGCTCGAGGGCTTCTTCATCGACCTCGAAGACGGGCTGGTCGGGTGGGATGACTCGGTCGACGTGCGCCGCGAGGCGGTCGAGATGGCGAACGCGCACGGCGACTACGACCTGCCAGTGCACCGCGGCAACCGGGTCATCGTCATCACGGGCGATTGCGTTTCGTCGTCACCGGAGCAGCAGCAGAAGTTCCGCAACCAGCTCGCCGGCATCCTCGCCGACGGCCGCAGCGGGAAGCTCACCGTCGACCACCAGGGCACGATCCGGTGGGCGAACGTGCGGCTCGCGAACGACGGAGTGAAGTTCGCGATCAAGGTGTATGGAACCCTGGCCCGCTACCAGATCACCCTCCTCGCGGCCGACCCGCGCAAGTACGGCGACGTGAACCCGTTCGGGCCGATCGGCGCCGGCGAGTTGAGCGTCTTCCACCGGGGCAACTTCTGGGCCGATCCGGTCTGCACTGTGTCGGGCACGTTCAGCGCCGACTTCGCCATCTACTACAACGGCCTGCCGTTCCGGATGTCGCACGACGTCGTCCCCGAAGCGCCCATCACCATCCACATGCGCGACGGCCGGGCCTACCAGAACGGCATCCGCATCATCGGCGGCATCGTCATCGCGAACACGTTCACGATCCCGCCGGGCCTGCCGACGACGATCACGTTCGACCCCAACGGCGGCACCGGAACTCTGAAGGTCGAGGTGCCGGACACCGATGTATAGCTTCTCCATCTCCGACATGCAGACCGGGCAGCTGCTCTCACCGATGAAAGGGTGGGAGCGGCCCTCCGCCGGCCGGTACGCAACCCGCGCCAACGGTTTCGAGTCGGGGCAGCACACCTTCCAGCTGAACTCGTCGGACTTCTCTCGTGACGACTGGCGCTACCTGATCTCGCCGTGGCGGCGCACCATCGACATCGACTGGGACGGGCAACTCGTCTACTCCGGGCTAATCATGGGCACCAACTACAAGCGCAACACCGGTGCGCTCACGGTCGCGTCCGCCGAGGTGCGCACAATCCTCGCCCGCCGCGGCCTGTTCGGCATAGGCACGTACGAGAACGGCACGAAGGTGCTGAACGGTCGCTCCCTGCGCGGCCTGATCTACCAGATCCTGTACTACGCCACCCAGGGCGGGCTCTCCTCGGTCTGGGATCTGCCGTTCAAGTTCCCCGCGTTCGACGAGCCTGGCCTGGAGAACCACACCTACTGGAATTACCTATTCGAGTCGGCCGACACGATGATCTCCGACATCGAAGAGACGGTGGGCGGCCCCGATACCCATCTGAAGGCGCAGCGCACCGTCGCCGGCCTTCGCGAGTGGCTGGTACGCGTCGGAAACCCGAGGCTCGACGGCCCGCTCAAAGAGTTCATGGCATCCGGCTCGGCGCCCGACGCGCTGAACCTCGAGTCGGACATGGACGGCACCCTGATGCGCACGGGAACGTGGGCGATTGGCTCCGGCTCCGAGCAGGACATTCTGCACGGCGAGGCCGCGACGGTTGCAGTGCCGGGCGGGTTCCCCTCGCTGGATGTCCCTGATCAGTTCAAGAACATCGAGGTGCAGGAGGAGCTTGACGCTCACGCCCTCGCTCGGAACAACGCGTTCATGAATCCCACCGAGCAGGTGGCGTTCGACGTGCTGGCCCGCGACTTCCTCCCGGACGGCACGGTCGGTTCCACGGTGAAGGTCTGGGACTCGGGCGACAAGTGGATGCCGGACGGGTGGACGTCCCGCTACTGCATCGGCTTCTCCGGTGACATGTCCAACGTTCTCCGCCTCGAGCTGCAGGAGGTCTGATGCTGATCAACAACCTGCGCGACTCGGAAGCGACCAAGCGGAAGAAAGAGATTCGGAAGCTCGCCACCCAGGCCCCGCTCGGCGATTCCTCCGTGACGACACCGGGCAAGCGCACCCGGTGGGGCTCCGAGGGCGCTGGCGGCTACGCCGAGGCCGGCGGGCGGCTCTACTGGCAGGGACCGGTCACCTTCGAGGGCGCGTTCTCGAACACAGGCCCGATGAGCAACTCCGGCCCCTTCACCAACTCCGGCCCATTCACGAACACGGGACACCTGACCCAGAACGGCGACGCCGAGTTCCACGGGAACACCGAACTCGGCGGCAACGTCACCATCAACGGCCTCGCCTCGCTCCTCGCGAACCTGCTCGTCACCGGCGGCGGGAAGATCACCATCGACGGCAGCGTGCCCCTCGTCATCCAGAACGGCGTGCTCCAATTCGCCAGCGGGGGCGAGGTGCAAGGCTCCGCATCGGGAGTGCGCCTCGCCGCGCCGAATGCTGCCATCACAGCCCAGGCGAACGCGGCCAGCATGCAAGCCGGATCAGTCGCGCTCGCCGTCACCACGAGCGGCGTCGCGACCAACTCCGACATGAACATCGCCGGCGACACCGTCCTGCAGAGCGACGTCTACATGCTCGACCTACCGCCGAAGACTGGTACCGGATTACCCCCGGGTGTGGTCTGGCAGGACTCGGGCGGACAGCTCTACAAGATCGTGTCCTAGTCGTCGAACTCGGGGCATTCCAGGGTTACTGCCGCGGTCACGAGATGGTCGTTGTTCCACACCGCGTCTTCCGTCTCGCCTTCCACCACGCGTACATCGTCAACCGGAGTCCCCGCTCGAAGCTGCTGGCACACCAAATCGCGTGCCGCCAGGAATTCGCTATCCGACGGCATCGCGCCTCGCCAGGAGTACGTCGCTGCGGCGATGAAGTCAGCATCCGTGGCGCTCGCCGTCGGCGTCGGTGTCGCGGTGGGATCTTCCGGCGCCATTGTGATCGGCGCGGCCGTGGACGAGGAGTCGGCGCTCGCCGCAGTGCCTCCCTGGTCGTCCGCGCCGCTCTGCGAAGCGCATCCCGCCAATGCGAGTGCGGTCGCCAATACGAGTACTGCCCCCAGCTTTCTCATGCCCGAATCCTAGCGGCGACGGCCGCCGATTAATAGACCCTCGGAGGCTCCGTATGCCCGTTCTCACCGGATCACTGAGCGACGTCGGTCTCGGCCACCTCGGCTCTGCGGCCCCACGGTTGAAATTTGCGCTGAACACACCGGCTGTCGGAATCAACGGCCAGCTGGTAGTTACAGCGCCCGTCTACGTGACGCCGAGCGCCGTGACAGGGGAATTCACGGTCACCCTCATCACGACGGATGATCTGCGGCCCGCTGGCCCTGTGCCAGAAGTTTTCATCTACGTCTTCGCCGAGTGGCTCGGGGGCGGCTTCGATCACTTCCTCGCCCCACTGCGAGTTACCGCGTCGACCACATCGATCGGCCAAGCGATTCAGGCGGCCGGATCGTCCGGGCTGTCGTGGACGGGCTTGCAGCCCCCGCCTTCGGTCAACCGATTCACCTCATGGCTGGTGATGGACCCCGACCGGCCCGACGACCCGACCGTAGTTCCGACCTACCCCGGCACGTTGCTGGGCGACTACATCGAATGGATTTGACATGGCATGGGTGAAGAAAGCCAACCTCAGAGGTCCGATCGGGCCGCTCGGCCCGCGCGGCCCACAGGGGCTCCCCGGAGCAGGGGAACTGCCCACCGATGAGGCGGTGGCCGAGTACGTTGCAACCGAGGGTGCCAGCGCTACGAAGGCGGCTCTGGAAGCGTCATTCCTGGGCTCGCGGAAGATGTTCGCGGGTATGGCCGGCTTCGCGTACGAGAACTCGTACGGGTATCCGAACTACGCCGCCGTCCCCTACATGGAGCAGCTGCCGGAGCGGCTGGGCCTGGCATCCATGTCGAACCGGGCGCAGTCCGCGCAGCGCGCGCAGGACATCGCCACGCTCGCGGTCAAGGCGGGCACTCCGCAGACGTGGGTAGCTCCCACCCACGGAATGGTGACGCTCGGCGGTCTGCTCAACAACCTGATCGAGCCCGACACCCTCGCGAACCGCGCCGCCGCCCTCGAGTCGATCCGCGCCCTTGCCGCCCTGTTCAGCGCATCCGCCCGCGTCGAACAGGGCGGCTGGGCCAACACCGGGGTTCCCGGTGGCGGCATGAACTCCGCTCAGGCGTATGCCTCGGGCGGATCGGTCGCGATCGTCACTGCGAACGGCGCCACGATCGATATCCCGGTAAACGCCGGCAGCCCGTACGTGCTCTGCTACGGGGCGGACGGAACCACCCTCTTGGGTGGGCAGTGGACCTTCACCCAAGGCGCCGCCACAATCGCCACGCGCGACTTCAACGAGCTGACGGTGAAGACCGGTCAGGCCGCGAACAATGGCTTCTCGCCGGTCGTAGTTCGCCTGCCGAACGTCGCCACCGGCACAGTTCGCGCGACCTACAACAACCTGGGCCGAGCCGGCGCCTACGGCGTGATCGATGCGCTGCTCCCGCAGCAGTCGCAGCCGCCCCTGGTGGTGCTGATCACGCCGTTGCCGGTGCTGGCCGCCACTCACAACAAGCCTGCGCTGCTCACGTACCTACGAACCGTCCCGGATCTCGTCGCCGCCGAGTTCGCCAACGTGATCGTGATCGACCCGATCGCAGGCTGGGACCCGGCCATTCACCTCGGCCCCGACCTGCTGCACCCGAACCCGCTCGGCCAGGCCCACATCCGCGACGCGATCACGACTCAGCTGATCGCGGCCATTCTGCGCCGATTCAGCCTGTCCCTGTTCCCGGGCCTCGTCTAAGGAGACCAACGCATGTCACTCGTCGACGGCAACGACCTCTCGACATGGGAGGGCGGTCTTTTTGATCGCAACAACGAGGACTCCGTCAGCCTGCTGTTCCGGCTGCTGTGGATCTTCACCCAGGGCCGCGCCGAGGGCATGGGCCTGGGCCTGAACGAGGCCGGCCGCCCGTTCGGTGTCTTCTCCGATATCGACGTGGGCCGCAACCGCGGCAGCGCGTCGCAGACAGCGTCGGGTCGCTCGACCGTCTGCTATCAGTACGGAAGGTACCTGCTGTGGGTGGCGACAGGCGGCCGGGAGGGCACCCCGTCGGCGGCGAACCCGTACTCGGGCGTCTACGCCTCGCAGCACACCAGGGGGCTCGCCGCTGACATCGACGCGAGCAACTACGGCCGCCTCGACCAGCTCGCCGCCCGCGTGGGCATGAAGCGCACCATCTCGTCGGAGATCTGGCACTACGAGATCTTCCGCAACCCGGACCCCGATATCGACTTCAGCAGATTCAGCGGAGTCGTCAACTCGATCTTCGGCGGCACCGCACCCGCCGGTGGTCACGGAACACCAATTCAGGAGGACGACATGTACGACGCCGCCGCACGCGAGGAACTCATCGGTTCTCGTATCGACAAGACCATCATCCCGCTGCTGCGCGCCATCCTCGCTGCGCTCGGCAACGACGATGCCCAGATCGAGCGCATCCTCGACGCTCTCCGGCGCGAGTCCCGCCCGCGGGTCTACCAGATCAAGGCCGGTGAGGTGCAGGCCTCCCGTGCCGCTGCGATCGATGTCGACGAAGGCTACTTCCGCTCGTACGGCTCGGCCGAGGAGCTCGCCAACGACAAGCGCCTCAGCCTGGTCGCACCGGAACTGCTGCAGGTCACGAAGGCGGAGTTCGACGACCTCGAGAAGCGAGCAAAGGCGCGCCTGGCCGAACTGGTCGCAGACCCGGCCGTGCCCGAAGTGGCGGCGCAGGCCTGACCGGACCCCTCGACCCTGAGAGGGGACTCATGACGAACGAACCCGAGCCCAACGGCTGGGAGCTGATGCGATCCATCCGCGACCTCAAAACCTCGGTCGACAATCTCGCAACCGGGATGGTGACCCAGGCCACCCTCGCGATCTATCAGGGCGCGCAAAAAGAAACCGACGATCGCCAGGACGCTCGGATCAAACAACTCGAGACGGATCTCGCCGAGTCCCGCAAGACGAAGGCGCAGCAGTGGTTCGCGATCGGACTCGCACTGCTCGGTGTCGTCGGGTCGGTGGTCGCGGGCGTCCTAATTCCCGTCATCAACGGTGGAGGTGCACCGTGACCACATCAACGGAAATAAGAACAGAACGGCGCACCCGCTTCTGGTGGGTGGCGACCTTCATCGTCGTCATCATCACCGTCGGCGTGATCACCGCCGGTGGCATCTACCTGGCGATCGCGAACTCGGACCTGCGTGTGCAGCTCGCAGCCTCATACGACGACCTGCAGGCATCGCAGAACAACGCCGAGGACCTGTACCGGCAGCTTCTCGAGGAGGGCATCCGCCCCGACGCCGAACGCCCCGATGACGTCGTGAGTAACGCTGCGCCACCTCCGGGCGCTCAAGGCGACGCGGGACCACGAGGCCTCCCTGGCATCGACGGCCAGCAAGGCCCGACCGGACCCGCCGGACCGAAGGGCGACATGGGCGTACCCGGACAAACCGGCCCAGCAGGCCCAGCCGGTAGCGCCGGCACCGACGGACCGGCAGGGCCGCCCGGCCCTGCCGGCGCGGACGGCGCTCCCGGGGCTCCCGGAGTGCCAGGAGCGCCCGGCGCCGACGGCCGCGGCATCGCGCTTGCCGAGTGCCAGACCGACGGCGCCTGGCTGATCACGTACACGGACGGCACCACGTCGACCACGAGCGGCCCGTGCCGCATTCCCGATCCTCTCCCAACCGAAACACCGACTCCTGAGGAGGAGCAACGATGAACACCATCCTTTCCCGAGCGTGGTGGAAGGCCGCCGGCCTCCGCGCGCTCAAGACCGCGATCGCCCTCGCCGTCCCGTACCTGGTGGGCAGTGTGCTCGGCGACGTCGAGTGGCTGACCATCGCGTCCGCAGCGGGCCTCGGCGCCGTCGTCTCCCTGCTCACGTCGCTGTTCGGCATCCCCGACAGCGCCGGCGTACCCCTGTGGGTGACCCTGCTCGAGAAGGCCGTCAAGACGGCCGCGCAGGCGCTCGCCGTGGGTATCGGCAACGCGGTCGTCTTCCAGGACGTCTCATGGTCGACGATCGTGCCGGCCGCCGCGCTCTCCACGCTCGTGACCCTGTTGACGGTTGTGGCCGGCAAGATCCCCGACGTGAACCCGAACCCGGTGCCCGTCGTCATCGAGCCCGCGCACACGATCACCATCAACGACTTCGGGAACTCCGACGCACTGAACCGCGCTGCAGCCCAGGCGGTCGCCGCGAACCTCGCTCCGCGCCCGCCCAGCGAGTAACCGTAGCGTCGCGCTCGAGCACGACGCGTCGTGGCCGCCGGCCACCGAGACGCGTAGCGCACGGCCGCAATACCTCAGAGCCCCGGCTCGGCCTTCACAGGCCGGGCCGGGGCTCTTCTGTCGTCGGTGGGTGAGGGCGATTCTCGTATGCGCCGTAGCCGTTCAGCTCCGGGCGCACGTTGTTCGTGGGGAGCGCATATCGCACAGCCCGATCGGCCGCCTCGAGCGTGGTGTAGCGACCTATCAGCCGCCGCTCGGTGGGGTCGAGCGTGAACGTGACGACGCGGTAGTGCTCGAGGCTCGTACCCGGGTGAAGCCGGCGTACGAGGGCGGCGGGGAATCGTGGGTTGTTGCGCACGAGCACCCACTCGTGCTGCCCGATTCTGATAGGCCCGCTGCCGAGCATCCCGCCCCGCTCCTCTCGATGGGAGCGCGCCGGCCCGCGCACAGCCGATGTTAGTCGCCGCCCACCGACACGGCTACGCGGCCAGTGGCAGCTCCTCGCCGTGGTCGCCGAAGATGCTCACCGGGACGCGGAGTGTGTGAATGCCGGCGGTGGTCTGTTCGATGTGGACTTCGGTGTAGATGGCCGTGGTAGCGGGGGAGCTGTGCCGCATCAGCTCCTGCACGATTCGCAGGTCGACCCCACCGTTCAGGAGCGACGACCCGAACCAGTGACGCAGCTGGTGGGGCTTTCCGTCGAAGCCAGCGCGCCGCATAGCGTCGCCGATCGCTTGCGTGACGGCGTGACCGCGGATGTGTGAGGTGCCCGCTTTGCCGTGCCGGTTGTTGACGTAGTTCGGGAACCAGTAACCTTTCCGGGGCCACCGCAGGGCTTCCTCGGCGAGCACGGGGTGTAGCGGGATGACGGCGGTCTTCTCGCCCTTCCCCGTGATGGTGAGCGTCATGTTGACGAGGTCGATGTCGCGTCCGTGGATCTTCGCGATCTCGTGCACTCGCATCCCCGCCAGCGCACCGAGCAGGATGAATACGCGAGTGCGTCGGCGGTTCGCCGCGCGCAGAAGGCTGACGAGCTGATTGTCGCGAATCGGTCGCGGCAGGCTCTTCTTTCGCTTCGGCCGCGGTGTCATCGCCGACGGGTCATCCTTCCGCTGTCCGCTCCGCTGTAGCCAGGCGCAATAGGCCCGGATGTGAGCGTGGTACGTCGCTTTGGTCGAGCGGGCGAGCTTCTCCCCGTTGGCCGTCTCGCGCCCGATGAACTGGATGATCTTCCGGGGTGACATCTTCATCGGCTTCTCGCCCGAGAAACGGAAGTACTGCTCGATGCACGAGATTCGCTCGGCCATCGTCCGCTCGCTGAGATCCTGCGCGTCCATCCATTCGCGCCATTCCGACATCACTTCTTCGATCATGAGACACCCCCGTGGTTCCTTCCCGGCACCCGAGCCGGGATGACGAGGCTATGGGGGTGCGAGCTGCACATGTCAGGTCCACTTTCTGGGGTCTATCGCGATAGTTAGCGTGAGTAAAGTGTTGGGTACCCTGCCCAAATGCCCGGAGTTGTCCACAACCGCAAATCGGGTCGGCACGGCGAGGCCCGAATTTTCGGAACCGTCTAAGCCGCCACTCCGTCGGCCACCAGCAGGACGAAAGTCGGCATCGGTCGCTCGTGACCGTTGGGCACGAGTCGGGTCTCGACATCGTCGATGAGTCGAGGCTTGCCGGCGACCTCCACGAGTACTTGCTCGTCGAGGCCGCGGCCGTCGAGTGCGTGAGAGTTCAATCGGTCGAGCAGCTCGCGAACAGTCATGTCACACCTTCTCAGCGGCCGGGGTGTATCGATGGAGATGGATGTCGTGAGGGTGCACCGTCTCTTGGTGGCCGTCGGCGAAGCGGACTCGGACACCCGACTTGTACCAGCGGATGATTCGGATGGTGAGGTTATCCGAGCCGTAGTAGGCCCAGCGTCGACCCCATGCGCGCAGGATGTCCCAAGCGGGCTCGGTGAGCAGATCCCAGCGGCCGTACGGACCCTTCTTGATCATCGCGGCCCGCACAGCGGCATTCGCAGCGTCGTACCGCGCCTTGGCGGGATCAACTCGCGTCGCCATCACGCGGCCTTCGCCGGAATCTCGTCTTCCGACGGATTCGACCAACGCGTGGGGAGAGCGATAACGTTGCTCGTGAGGGCCGACTCGTCACCTTGTAATGAATAGGTCCCGGGTTCGATTCCCGGAGGCGGCCCCAGTTCTGCTCCTCGGCCCGGTTCGTCCGGGCCTTCGTCGTCGTCGGCTGCCGCTAGTCTCGTAGGAGTCGAAAAGAGAGCGGAGTCGCCGATGTCGGAGTCCATTCGTTGGGGAATTCTCGGAACCGGGGGAATCGCGCATTCCTTCGTCACCGACCTGA